TAAAAAGGTGCTTATTTAAGCACCTTTTTTAGTGGACTAGACGGGAGTCGAACCCTCATACAAAAGTTATAGAACGGCTTATTTATTGGATTATTAATTTTCGTGTCATCTTTCGTGTCATCTAACTATAGCTTGTCCAAAAATTCTTTCTTCCACTTCTTATCATCTACCCAGTATGCCGGACAAGCTTTTCCAGTTACATCAAAGTGCCGGACAACGTGTGCCTTATCGATGTTATATTTCTTCATAAGTTTTTTCGTGAGTGTAACAGCATTCTGAATCGTTACTGCTGACGCTCCAGCTTTTCCGTCCTTTACAGTATCGCACAACTCGATGTTGATTGAGTTGGCATTTGTGCAAAGTCCATACTTTTTTCCACCGCCTGTCTTCCCACAGTTCGGATATTTTTTCCCACCAACGGACCAAGCAATGTTTTTAAGCGGCACCGACTTCGTGTAAGAATCATCATCGACGAAATAATGTGCGCTGGCTTTGACCACATTATTATGGAAGTATTTCGCATTTGCTTCATCTGTATCGCCGTCATTGGCAGTGTAATGGATAACGATGTACTTGATGGATTTTAAACTTCTCTTATTTCCATAGTTTTTCGGATTCGCAAACAACTGCTTTGCAATTGCTTTGATTGCTTTTGTAATTGCCATGCTATTCCTCCTTAACTTCCGGGATGCCGGCTACACTGGTGAGCAATGATACCACGCCTGATACAATTGCAGATGATACAACCAGTTTCCAATCCACGGACGATACTACAGCGGCGGTACCAATCACTGCAACAGCAGTTTGTGCCATTGTCTTAACGGCACGGATGCCGGCAGCCTTAAACCATTTAACAGTGTCTACGTTTGCTTTAAATACACAATTCTTCATATTAAATACCTCTTCTTTCTTATTTGATATATTGAGCAATCATCGAAACCAAACCAATAGCAAGAGCCGTGGAAATTGTGCTGATGATTGCAGTTATAGCGACTGACTTATATTTTTTAACATCTTCTGCCGGTGCGCGTTCCATAACATCGACGCGAGCATCCATGCTATCAATCTTCTCATCCAAGGCGCACACATTCTCGTTAGTATGCTTTACTTCCTCGACCAACTGCACCATCGTTTCACTCATTGTATGTATCTCCTCAACAATTGGTTCTAGTTTATCGATTCTGTGTGTATTCGATTTAGCACGCGCTTCAACTCTGGTAAGCCGACGCTCGTTATAAGTTTTAGACCACATGATTTCACTCCTTCCGAAGTTTCCTAACTATATTGTAATGGATGCCAAGATTGATTTTGTACCAATTTAAAAGGGGCATCCAAAGATGCCCCTTACGCTGTCTGCTCTGCCTTTTCAATTTCTGCTCGCACCTTTTCGCGCCATCTCTCCGGTACATCATCAATTGTCATTTTCTTGTCTACCAAGATTCTGCGCACATAAAACTTAACCATGTCTTACACCTCACTTTCTGCGGCAATGCTTGCCAGTTCTTCGATTGCTTCTGCGTTTGCTTCATGCCCTGCTTTAAGCTCATCAATTGCCTTTTCCATTTCCGTCTTTGTCCGCAGCCTGATAGTAACCGTGTAAGTTCCATCTTCCTTACCTGCCTCGTCCGTATTCGGTGCGTATGTAAACCCATCACACTTCAGATCGGTATACTTTCCAGATACCTCATCATTGTGTGTAAATGCGACTTCCGCAAGGTTGTCTGCAGTAAAAGCATCCGTGATTGCTTTAATTCCATCAAAGTCTTTCGACTGAATCTGAATATTGCCGAGACTCGCTCCTTCAGCAACCTCGAACTCTGTTTTGTTTTTCAGGATAATTTTGTCCATTTTTATTACCTTCCTTTCTTTAACCTAAGTGGATAACTAACGGCATATATCTAATATCAGATAATATCTGACTTGTACGTCCTGTGAATCTAATGGATAGATTCCATACTGATGCACTATTTGACAAATTGCATCGAATTAGTGAACCTTGTATATCAATATTCTCTCCATTAAGTGTATTTACATCAACAATAACAATGCTATTAGCAGGTAACGATAATGAGACCGTAAGATTAGTAGCCGTTCCTGCAGGATACTTTATGTTTTTGACCCTATAGCCGCCATTGCCTATATCCCAATCGGTTTGTACACTTATTACATCGGAACCATTGTTGACTATACAAAACGGGTTTCCAGTAAATATGTTTTCGATGCCAAATGATGGTATTTTCTTACTATTTAGACTGCCGTTTAAATCGCTTATCTGCTTTGCAAGCGTACCATCCAGATTCGGATTAGCTTGTCTAGCGTCTAGCGCATACCCGGTTTCTGTTGTTACCTGGTTATTTACGATACTTTCCGGTTGCAGTGCGCTTCCGATTTTATCCTTTAGCGTATCCGCCAACTTGATTACATTGTTGACCTGATCCATTGTAAGAGTCGTGCCATCAATGCTTACCTTAAGGGTTCCATCTTCTGCAATCGAAAGTCCGTCTGCCGGTTTCACAATCCCGGCATCCTCTTTCGTTGCGATTGCACCGGCACCACCCACAATCGACTTCGACCAATATTCCGTATTGCTTGTTGCCGTTCCTGCAGGCACTTCCTTTTTTGCGAAATAAAGCGTATTGTTATAAGTCACTGCATCCAATCTCTTATATGTAGCATCTGCGCTCCAATCGCCTTTTGGCACGATTGCTACTCTTCCTGCTATAGCCATTCTAAGCCACCTCCCAATTTAAGTTTCCGTCATTATCAACGGTAAACACATCCGCTGTGTTATCTGTATAGATCAGCTCGCCGTCCTCATTCACATCAAATGTTGCCAGATGAGCTTTTTTATCAATGTTATCGCTGTATTCCTTGGCCTTATCCGCATACTCTTTGGATAGATTAGCTTGTACCGTGGATTCCTTTTCTGACGCATCCGCAGCGGATGCTGATGCTTTCGCTTTTTCGGCTTCAACTTTAACATCTGCCAAGAAGTTCGGCTGCAGCATATCTTCCGTAATGGAACCATTCTTAACGATAGCCTTGACCTTGCCACCCGTAATCTCGAATGCAATCGTATCAGAATCTAAGAACTCATACTCTGTAATCAAGGATGATAAATCCACGTTCTGCACCGTGCCATCGTCAAGCGCGATTACTAATTGTTGTGTCTGCGGATTGTATGTGAAGTTGACCGCCAACTTTTCCAACTTGGTATCAATCACGGCTCGTGAACCATTCATCTTAACGACCGTCAGCACTCCCATAGGTTCATTCCAAAGGATTTCCTTTACAAGTTCATTCGCCTTGACAAGATCGACTTTTGCCGCGTCCATAGCAACTATACGATCATCCAGATTGTCAACTGCCAAGTCCATCTTGTTAAGATTAGATTCATTTACCGCTGTTTTTTCGCTGGGAAGATTCTCCCAATTGATGCGGCTATATATTTTCTGCATGGCTCACACTCCTTTCTAACACGGATAATCGTTGTTCAAAGTCTTTCATCTGTTCACTCAAATTTTTGTTTTCTCGCTTTAACTCTTCGATTTCCTTTTGCTGATTTTGAATCATCTGAATGTGCATTGCATGGAGATTTTCCTTGTCGATTTTCCATGTCTTTGAATCTCCGTGAATTGCTTTTTCATCCTCTTCGGCATCTTCTTTTAGTACAAGTCCGCTATCGGACAATCCGGCATCCTGCAAAATCTTCTCTAAATCCTGCGCAATTAAACCAAACTGTAAGCCTGTGTGTTGCGTGATATATCCGGATTTCCATGTATACTCAACCGGTCGCATTGCCATATAAACGCTTTTAATATCCCTTAATGATTGTATATTATTTTTCAGCCTTTTATCGGAACTCGGAATAGAAATCAAAAGACCCTCGATATCTATGGTACTTTCCCTTGAACCAAAATCAGACACTTTCTTAAAATGTCTAGGCGAATACTTGGTTGTAGAGCTATCATTAAGTGTATAGTCTACATCTGTAAAATACCCACTTGGCAATTCGCTTTTGGTTGCGTAGTCACTCAGCGAATCGTCAACATAACTTTCGGTTGCCAAGGATTCCGAGTTTGAATCCGTTACAGTGTCTAGGTCAATGCGTATGTTTTGCAGCATGGGTCTGCCCCTTCCGTCAAGCCCGATAATTGCAATATCATCGCCAAGTGCTGTTGAATCAAAATCCAGTGAATCCACGATGGTCACTTTTCCATATTCATCAAGCCGGAAATTCGTGGAATCAATGGTTAGCGTGTTTGACTTAAAGTTTATCTGTCCGGATTCAATGTTTACATTTTCCGGGCTCATGGCAAACTTGCTTCGAATTTCATCTTCCTCGACCTTTCTGCTCACTTCCATCTGAATAGAATCGGCGGTTTCTTTAAACGAAGATTCCAATTTGCCCTCTGCATCTGTAGCACGCTTTGCTTCTGTAGCAATCAATTCATCCGTCTGTTCGAATCTCGTAGAGGTATTTTTTTCTAAGTCCCCATACTCTGATAACAGATGATCGGCAGTTTCCTCCAGAGTATGTGTTCGTCTCTTTAATAACTCGACCGTTTCACGCGTGGTTTGGTTCTGCACGGCATGTTTTTCTGTTCCTGTAGACAAGATCGCGTCACGCTTGCTTTGCACACCAGTAAGGGTTCGCTGCAGAATATAAGACTCCACAATCTCCCGGCTCGTATTAAACCGGATTGGATCTCCCAACTCTAAACACGGATTCCCCACACATTCGCTGCTCTTTATCGGGGTGTATGCTGCCTGTGCAATTACCGGCAGCAGATTATTCGCAATCTGCTTCATTTCAGCCCCAGTCTTGTCGCTTATAAGGAAGTTGCCGGAAATAACATAATTGTTTCCAGATGTTCCCACAATAGCCCCAGCAGTAGAATCATCTGCCCGAATCTCCAACTGTGTTATTGCTTGGCTTTGGAACGCTTCATAGTCAAATGTGATATAATGCCCAGTCATACTTTCAGTGTTTGCATCCGATGGAAAGAGATCTTCCCGTGGATACAGATCTTCTGCCGGATACAATGCAGATGTAATCGCCTTTAAAATCACATACTCAAATCTGCCGCCTCTCCCGATATTGCCAAATGCCCCGTTGATCTCACAAATCGCTTCGATGATTGTCTTGCCGCTTATCGTAGCTTCTGCAGTCACACTGGAATCATCGGACTGTGTAGTTACCAGCGTTTTGTTTACTGTCATGGAATCGTTGACAAGGCTTGTCTCTTTCTGTTCGATGCCGAGATGCATAAAAAAACTGTCACGAAACTGTTTAAGGGTCATTGGAAATGTCAATCCATCATACCAGCTTTTCACATCTGCGTTGATTATGTCATACATGGCATCATAGGCAACGATCTGCCGCTTGGTACGATCAGCGGTCGGGGTATCAGACTGTACCGTATATGTGCCATACACAAACGGATCATTCTCATTCCCTTCCAGAGTTTCCGTCACACGTAGCTTCATGCCTTTTGTGGCAATTGGTACCTCACGTCCGGTAAAAGAAATCTGGTTCGGCAAGCAAGAACCGAATTTCAGTTCCGTGCCGTCATTCAGAGTTTCGGTCAATGTGAATGTGTCCTGCTCTCTCGTGGAGTTGTCAATCACATGCTTTGTTCCGATTACTTCTATATTAAGTTGCTTATCAATTGAGCTTGCATAATAAAGCTCCTTGTTTTTACCACTTATCATAAAATCGCACCGCCATATCCGATAAAAGCTATTCGCCAGCCATCATATTCGATCTTCTTTTCATCTGCATACGCCACAATGGGTGTAAGATCAGGCACATAACAGTGCATCGTCACATACCGCATAATCTCCGGACACCAAACTGTCACCAGGCACTTTTTCTCCCGCCGCTGTTCCACATACTGGCTGTTTATGTTTTTCATAAACGCATCAAATTTCTTTTCATCCATTTCCGGTGTCTGCCACTCCGCTTTAATCACTTGATTTTTCAGGGCGGTTCTATGTAATACCCCATTATCGTCGTTGTAGGAATCCTTGTCCTGCCCCAGGAGAGGGGACTGAAATGTGCTGGCCAGTATACAGTCAAATGGGACTGTATAATTCCCGACTTTAATTAAATAACCGCCGTATCCCATTCAATCCACCTCCTAAAATAAAAATGCTGGGTTTCCGGTTGCCCGGTAGTATTCATTGGCTTTTTGCTGCGTCACACGGAAGATTCCATTCGGATCTCCTTCCACTTTAAACAGAACATTTACATTCTGGTTCCCGGTTGCCATTACGGATCGTACCGCACGCGCAACTCCATCCGATACAGATGCCACAATCTGGTCATTGTTCATAACGGACGTATGTCCTGCAATTGTTCCGACAAGCTCCGGTCCTGCTTCACGCGCGATAAAAAGCTGTCCTGCCGGTGCGTTCTCAGTTCCGACTGCATAATGTGCTATGTTATGCCACATTCCACCGGTATAGATGCCGCCGCCAGCTTTCTTAGATGGTTTTTTCTTCGATGAAGAATTATCATTTCCAATTCCAAGCCAGTTCTTAAAACTGCTCCATCCATCTTTTATCAACTGGATTCCAACTTTTACCGTGGTTCCCACAAAGCTGTTTATTGATTTCCAACCGCTCTTATATAATTTCACGGCTACTTTATCCAGCTTTCCTACATACTTATTTAAGGTAGTCCAGCCATCCTTTTTCAGCCCAAAGCCTTTTTTACCAATTTCTCCAACAAACTTAGATACTGTAGTCCAGCCTTTTTTTGCAAGAGAAAAGGCTTTCGCCCCTATTTCTCCGACAAATTTTTTTAATGTAGTCCAGCCTTTTTTTATCAAAGAAATTGCAACATTTACTACGGATTTTGCCCCATTAAATCCCGTTTGGATTAACTTAAGGGCTTCCTTTGCTAACTTTGAAAAGCTAAATGATTTTATCTTTTCTTTCCAACCATCAATTACACCAAGAAATATATTCTTTCCAATAGGCTTCATCTTTTTTGCCGGAGAATGGATACCAAACGCATCTTTAAATCCTTTCACAAATAGATCAAATATATTTTTCTTAATCCATGTTCCAATATTTTTCAGAGCATCTGTTATTCCTTTTAAAATTCCTTTGGGTATATTACCTCCGCATTCTTCTATCTTGTCTTGGAAATATTCTTTTGCATTATTAAATCCGTCCGCAATCAGTTCTCCAATAGCTTTTGCGAGATCAATTGCGGATTTAAGAGCTGTTCCAAGGAACTCTCCAATATCACCAGCAAGCCCCTTCCAGTCAAATCCTTTAAAGAAATCTACGATTGATGTTCCAATGTATTCAATGGTCTTTTTCCAATCTATTTCCTTTACTGCACCGGTAAAAAAAGTTAAGAGAGAATGTAGTGCTCCGCTTATAGATTTTCCAATACTCTTCCACTTTATTGCCTTGAAAAAAGCTCCAATTCCATCAATAATTCCTTTTCCAAGTGCTTTCCAATCGGTATTATAAAAAATTCCATTAAGCGTATCGAACAGACCAGTAACTGCAGTTCCAAGAGTATCTCCTAAACCGCTCCAATCGAACGTCCGGAAAATTCCTGTAAATGTTTCCCCTATAGATTTACCAAACTGTTTAAAATCGAATTTATGTACAAACGTCTGTGCAAACGCAATAGCTGTATTGAGTCCTTCTGCAATAGTGCTTCCAACAAGTTCCCAGTTTGTTCCATCAAGAAATCCATTTAATAAGGTTGCAATGCCACTTGCTATATGGCGTGCCTGCTTTTTTATTCCGTTCCAGGGAATTCCGGCCAGCGCATCATTCAGCTTTTTCCCAAGCATTTCTCCGATTTCAGACCAGTCATCGGTTTTAAGAATTTCTTTTATCTTCTTTGCAAGGCTGGCAATTTTCGGATCAATGTTCTCTGTCGTGAACATATCTCCAACTCCGCCACCCCCACCTCCGCCAGATCCACCACCAGATCCGCCAGAATCGTTCGAACTAATCACATTTAATTCGTTAAAAGATTGTAATTGTCCCTTTAACTTTTTGGCCGATTTCGCCGCTTTTTCCGCGCCAGAAGATGCAGATTTTAATCCGCCGGCATAATTTTTTACTTGTTTCGTTGCTTTTATCCATGTTTTTCCGCCAGTAAGTGCAGATATAAACTGGTTTATCTTATTCAATGCTCCGGTGAGCATATTTATCAGCGAAGTAAGTGCTGGGGCAACAGCACTGATAATCGGAGCAGCTAACGCCCCAAATGCATTCTTAAGAGTTGCCACAGCACTTGTTAGCTGTGACATTTTGGCATTTACATCTCCCGAATATTTTGCAATATTTCCTGTCCCGTCTTTTATAGCAGAAAGCATTGCATTCCATGCCTTGGTGATCCAGTTAAACACAAACATGGAAAGAGCGATTCCTCTTAATCTGGAATCGAATGTTCCCAGCATTCCACTTCCACTTTTTCCATGAGATATAAAATTTTTAAAAGATGCTCCTGCGGATTTCAAGCGGGATGCCAGTCCAGAAACCTTCTCGCCTGTAGCTTTAGCCTTAGACTTGAAAGAATCTAACCAGCCCGATGTTTTCCCTTTGCTTTTATCCGCTTGTGCGCCAACTTTAGATTCTTTGGAAGCAAGTTCTTCTTGTTTCCGCGACAGCTCCGAAACTTTTGCATTTGCATCCGATAAATCAGATGCCATTTTTTTATATGCATCGGTTTCTTGCACATCTCCAACGTTCATGTATGCCCCGCCGCTGGATTGCATATCTGCCATTTCGCCTTTTGCATATTCAATCGTCTTAATCAGCTGATCTGCATCATACTTCATTCCCTTAAAAGTACGACTATCTGTTTTCCCGCCGGTTTGCACAAATTTTTCCATTTTTGCATTTAGGGAATCAAGTTTTTTCTGTGCATCATCAATTTGTTCCTGCACAGCTTTAAATTCCTCTGTAGGAGCTTTCTGATTCTCCATCTGCCGCATTTTTTCGGTAAGATCTGCCGCTTTCTTGGCAGCCTTGGAAATTTGGTTCTCCAAACGTAGCATCTGGCTGGATGCGTTTTTCGTATCAATTTGTGTGTTTATTCTTATGCTGCCATCATAATCTGCCATCCGCTCACCTACTTTCTGCCACGAATTTCTGCCATCATGCGATCATAATCGTCAATTTTGGCTTTTTCTTCTGCCGTGTACTCTCTCTTTTCTTCCGGCTGCTCCAATGCATAGATCTTCTGCGCCTTGCGCAATGCCTTGCGATATTCTGCCGATGTATTGTTGTCGGGCTTCTCCTGCCGCTTCGATACCACCTGTAAAAAGCTGGAAAGTTTGTATGGCATATTCCACAATAATCCGCAGAACATCCACCAGTGCATATCCGTGGTGGCAAGATCTATACCGTAGGTCTGCCGGAAATCAGCATAGATGCGCCATTGGTCAACATCGTAGTCAACCACGCGTGTCTTGTCCCCGTCCGGGTCCGGGTTGTCATGGAACCAACCGGAGAGGAACCACTCTACACATTCGCCAAGATCTTTCCCCTGTGGATGATCCCGAAGATGCTCTTCCCCGTTCTCATCTTCATCAGCAAACATGAGCCACACGAACATATCACTTTTCTCGTAATCCGTCAGAGCGCGATCATATTTCACCTGCAACATCTGGATGCCAATCGTAAAATCTGTATTCACTTTGTACCCGTTCCACTCTTCCGGCAGATCATCGAGAAAAACATTATTCATTCTTCTTTGCGTCCTTATGTTCCTGAATTAACTGGTTTTTGCTCTTGTTGTGTCTGTTTCTCCGTGCTTTGCGGTTCGGAGAATACTTCCTGTGGATTGCTTCTGTTCTCGTCTTAAATAATTCATTCATCACCGGCATTACAGTGTTCACGAAATCTACCAAAGCATCTTCATCCGGCACGAAATTCTCATTCAGTTCATAGCACTCATGGAAAACATTTTTAATGGTATCTTTTCCAAACAGTGCATCAATTTCCCGAATCATTCCCTCCAGAATACCAATGTGCATGTCGGAAGCATCCACGATAATATTCGTTTTCACATCGTCCGGAAGATCATCAAACTCTTTATGTTCGTATTCCTTGTACTTTTCTTTGTAGACTGCAATCTTATCCTCGCCGGAATTGACTACATCTTCCAGATTATTGGCCAGCTCCACAAATCTCTTTACTGTGGCCGCATCCGCCGTATTGATCAAAAGTGTTGTGATATGGTTCCCGTCCACGTCATTCACTTCGATTTTCTTAATTCCATTATCAAAAGAAATATTTTTAATATCTGCCATAAATTACCATCCTCTCTTAATCCGGGGCGCGAAAGAGAGGTACGCGTCCCGAATATGCTAATTGTTGATTAACACCTATTCCTTTGATCCTGCACTCGCAGCATCTTCCTTTTTCTTCCAGGTAAATGTGCCGCCAGCACCGATTGTGATTGTTCCCTGTTCCACTTCTCCATTACCATTAATCTGGATAGATGATGTAAGGGTATCTCCACCTGATCCACCGGTACTTGATGGGCAAACTGTAACCGGAAGGCGAATGCAATCACCTGTGCCGGATTTAATGTCAGTCTTGTAAAATCTGTAATAATATGTATTACATTTATCTCCCGTCGGGAATGTCTTGAACATCGTGTCAATTGCGGTCTGCATATCATCAGACAGATATTCGCGGGATGGTGTCATAGAAAACGCATATCCCTTTACAGTATTGGACGCATTCTTCATGTTTACGTACTGCTTAGATTCGGTGTTTGGTCCCCAGTCCTCTGTCAGTTCCGTATAGCCATCGCCCATCTCGGCAAGTTTCTCTGTAGAGCCAGTAAGTGCTCCGATGTCCAATAAGGACACCATGTTGGTACGATCTAATGCCATGTGTATTTCCTCCTGTTATTTTTTGTAAAAATATATAAGTTGCATATTTACGCCGTAACCCATCTGTTTTTCATCCTGCATAATTGGCAGGACTACAGATGTACGTGCGATTTCCTGTAATGTCATGTGTGGATCAGCAAATTCAATGCCGGTATCTTCCAGCCATTTGCTCAAATTCTCCAGAACCATCTGTGCATCAATGGATGTTTTGTTGCTTGTCGGGGAACTGCGGTATACAATCTGGAATGGCATCTGTGCGGTATAGCTGCCACTCACATATTTCTTTATGTACCGCGCACCGGACAGTGGGTAAATTCCGATGGAAGTATCAACACTGATACTGTTCCACTTCACGTTTTTATTGCTTGCCTTAAACGTCTTGGGAAAGTCCGGATACTGCAAAATCAGATCCAGCACCGCATTCTGCGCACTTTCCGCGTCTTTTATGGTAAGTTTTTCTACTTCTCCCATCACACACCTCCAACCTCAAAATGCGGCATCACATCCTCATATTTATCAACTGTTGTCACCTTGTATACAGAATCCAGATTGTCGTGCGCCCATTCGTAAATGCCGGAATCAGGAATCTCCAAGTCCATATGATCGCCCTTGATGAAAAAATCATCTGTCGGGTGGAACGTGATATAGTTTTGCTTTTCATCGTCCGGAAGAGCATCCCACGCTTTTGGCTCCATGTATGGCTTAGGTATCTTCCCCAGGTCAACAAAAAGCTTTACCGCATCCGCGCTATCCATGCCGCTTTTTGTTACATTCGCGCCCTTGGTTTCCACAAGGTTCACATTCTCCAATAAGGTCAAATAGCACTTCTCCTCCTCGGTGTCCGGATCACAGAAGTAGTTAAACAGCGTAACTTTGTCGTTGTAAAACAATCCAAGCCCCATCAGTGGCAACTCTCCTTCCCGCATTTCGTACATTTCCAGATATGTTTCCGGACGTAATGGTTGCCGCGGGTGCGAACGTCCATGTACGCATACGGCATCATTTTGTGCTTGCAAAATAATCTCTTTAAAAGCATCATTCCACCCCCGCATAAAGCAATCCGGTGCCGGACAGGTATTCGCATACCGTGTCGTAACACAACCGGTTTTGTGCCACCTTGTCATTCAGCACCTTATCAACAAGAGTTTCATTTGTCCCGAAACTGATCGACTGACCGCCCGAAGACATGGACTTTACATTGCCCTCCTGTGGATCATTCGCATGATTGGTTTTAAAGTCGATCTTATAGAGCAGATCTGCCAATGCACAGGTAGCTTTCTGGATTCGCTCGTCAAACTCTGCTTGGGTTTCATCATTGATATTTCCATAGGTCAACTGATCCAGCTTATCGGTGGCTCGGTCTTCCCACTTGGGGAAAAGGGATTCCTTGATAGAATCCCCATAGTATTTTTCTTTGTAGAAGTCATATGTGGTATATCCCATCGGAAATCCCCTTTCCTTATGAAAAGTCAACAAGCAGGTTCTCGTTGAGTTCCTTGATGCCGTAAATGATATCAAAAGAGATCTTGTCCTGCTTATGGTCAGAGTCGTAATCGAATACAACACGAACACCCAAGCCATCGGCAGATGCAATGTAAGCGTTCTTGTTGCCCATCGGCAGTTCAAGGTTACGTGTTACAAGTGCAAGACCATTTCTGTGGAATCCAAGAGCGTGTGCCTTGCTTACGACAAACGCGTCTGTTTCAGCTACAGTTTCCGGAATGTTCTGATCCACTTTTACAGTTCCAGCACCACCGGAAAGTGTCACATTGTCGGTAATAGTATACAGATATCCGTTAACAATCAGCTGATCTCCCTTGTTAATGGTTGCGGTTTCTGCCTTTCCAGAAGATACTGTGAACTGAGTGGCATCCTTGGTTCCTGCTACTTTGTATGAAGTAGCTGTTCCTGCCTTATCATTCTGATTTTCCGGGCAGTTCTGCGACATGAAAGTTTCGCAGGTGTAAACCTTGCCAATTTCAGACTCTTTCAAGGCAATAGAATCGCCCTTGTAGCACTGTTTTGCAAAATTGTCCAGTGTGTTGTACTGGTACAGAATAGTCGGCGGAAGGACTAATCGTCTGTCTGTACGTGGGGCTTTTGCCTGATCCAGTGCTTTACCTACGCCTGCGATATCCGTAATGGCCGGTGTCTTAGATACAGTTGCTTTCTTTCCAGCCTTAGAAATGCCTACTGCCAGAAGATCCGCATCAATCTGTTGTGCCATAGCCTGCATTGCTGGTGTTATCACCTGCTCAGAGAAGTTTTTAATGTCTAATGTCATTTCTTTAGACCCAACATTGACCGTGATATCTCTGAATCGGTCCATCTTAACGGTTACAGAACCCTCTGTAATGTCCTGCGCTTCTGTCTGTCCCGTAAAGTTCTTAGCCACAAACGTAGCCGGTTTTCGTACAGTGATGGTATCTCCAACCTTTACAAACTCACCGGAATAATCTCTATGTACAAGATTCGCCATTGTAAGGTTGCTCTGCAGTACCATCAATGCTTCATTTGCAATAATCTGCGGTGTTAAAATTTCGTTTGCCATAATATTCCTCCTCAAAAAATTATTGATTCTGCTCACGCCACTTCTTGTACGTAGCAAAATCCATCTTATTCGGATCACCAGTAATCGGCTCGGTATGAGTGCCGCTTCCCATCGGTGTAGTAAATGTTGCCTGATTCTGATCGCTCTGCCGGCTCTGCTCGTCAACAAATGCGCCTGCATCATTCTTTTTTGCTTCATCCAGCAAATCATTAAAACCGATCAGTTTCCCATCCTTCACCGTCACGCTTGCTGCAATGTCTGCCATAACAGCTTTCTTTGCAGATTCAGAAGAAAATTTAATATCCTTGAAAGCCTTTTCCAACAAATCGTTTTTATCGCGCTCGGCAATTTTGGCATTGAAATCTTTTTCTGCCTGTTCCGCTTTTCTTTTCCACTCGTCACGATCTTTCGTGATTTCGTCAAAATCTTTGCCCTCGAACCCTTTCAAGGTGTCCTCCGCGGTATCTGCGCGCTTTTTGTAGTTGTCACGCTCGGTTTCAACTTTCGAGATCTTCTTATCAAGTTCCTGCTTGGAATACAATTCCTCACCAATACTCTTCTTGATAGATTCCTTCTGTTCGTCCGTGATCTCAAACCCAATTTTTTCCAACTCGCTGATAATCTTTACCATGTCTCTTACCTCTCTCTTTCCAAGTTGTTGCTCCGGTCAGTCCGGCACAAGTGAGTTGCTATTTACTCCATAGCTGGCAAAAAACAAATAAAAAGGCACGCCCAAAACAGGACGTGCCATATCGGTCATCCTATAATTGTTGTAGGGTAGCGAACAGATTCCTACTCTCCGTCCGGTGCTTATTTATTTGTTAAATTTATTGTAACACAGGATTATAAAAGATTTGTACCAATTTTGACACGCAAAAAGCGCCTGTATTTCAAGACGCCTTTAACGAGTTTATGAATAAAAAGGAGGTTTAGCAGATGACCAATGAGAAGAAATCCATCTGCATTATTATCATACATCATATCCTACTTGGATTTGTACCAAACTCTCAATTATCTCTTTGAATTCTATCATAAATCAGTTGCAATTCCCTGCCGGTATTACTCGGCTCATCGTCATGCTCCAGAATATCATCGATAATCAAGTCATCTATCATCTCCAAAATATCTGTGACGCTTTTAACAGATAACATTTCATGTATATTCGGGATATATTTTTCTAATGTCTCTATATCTTTTTTTGCAATATTCATAATATCATTTCTCCCTGTGATGTGGATTTACCTGAATCAAAGTCATAGTAACCGGATTGATTGTTACTTCTGCATTTTTGTATATAAATTTCTGACTTGCCGACGTCCTGGAATATCTCACCGGTCTAATTTCTGTTTCTGGTGATGTAAGCGCCTTTACAACATCATCCACTGTAATGCCATTTCTCCGCTGTTCAACAGATCCAATAACCCTATCTATACAATGAAGGGATCTTCTTTTTAATTTTATACCATTTGAAGTAGTAAGTCCAACACATTTATCCTGTAATTCCATAGCTGTCTTTCGGTACAATTTATAATCAGCCAGAGGGGACACATCCCCTCTTTTTACAGCATCCGAATAATGTGTAAACAATTTCTTTTCCGACTTGTCTGCCATGATTCTGGAAAAATCGGTTTTGCTTACCATATTCGTTCCAAGATTGGATTCGTGTTTTTTATACTCTTCATTGTTGAATACGGTTGCCCTGCTGTTTGCCTTGGAAGCCTGCTCTTTTTTAAATCCGGCAATCTTAACACGATCATACTGTTTCTGTAGATCGTTCTCTGCACAGAATTCTCCATACTTCCGGTTCTGCATCCGAAGTCTGTATGCCAGCTTATCATAATCTCCACGAATGTTCTCATCATTCGAGAACGCTTTCAGCTCCTGTTCTTTTACAAGTAACTGCCGTTTTATTTTTCGGATAGCGCGCTCCATTGCCCTTTGCTGTTGCTGCAGATCATATAGCTGCTGGCTCTCATGCACATCAATTTTCGGGTTTCCGTCTGCGTCCACATATGGATTGCGCAAAGACTTATCCCACGGTTTGTGCGAGTGCCGGCAATTATATCCATGCAATCCCAGAGGATTAACCACATGTCCCTCTCCGGTCTGTGGGTCTATATCATACCCGGTCGCTTCAAGTAGATTCGGCGTATCCGGATCGGCACCGCGAATCTTGTATACTTTTCCCTGCCACCAATCATGTGACTGCAATCCTGTAGGGTTGTTCTTGTCATGCCGGGCGCCCATATGCGCGGACACCAGAACATATTCTGCCCCAGCTTCCACAATATACTTATTCGTAACCTGTGCAGCTGTCTGATTCATCGAAGTTACTATGCAGCAGCGCACGGCTGCTTCCAACGATCTCCGGGAACCGGTTGGATAATCCACGCGCATACCGTTTTCTGCATACCGATCCAATACCTCGCATATCGCACTACTGTAGGACTGCAACCCACTCGCCACACGAAAATCTACTTCGTTCAGAAGGTTCAGCAGATCCCGTTGCGATTGGTCTATGGTTGTGTTTGTAAGATTGCTCAACTCTCCGAATGTCTTCATCAGTTCAGCATTCATTGCAGCAATCACCATGTTATTCTGCAACGGCGGTTGTACATCTGCCAGCCCTTCAAGTACACTCTTATCGTCCGAAAATGAAGTGAGCACACTCTCTCGCAACAACCGGCGCACTTCATTCCGGCTCTTGCCTGTCAACTCCGAAATACGTTTTACAATCTCCTGCCGGTGCAATCCCATCTGCTGCAGTTTCCACAGTTCGCGGTCTGCTGTTCCGGATAGGCTCTCGGATTCCACCAAACGCATGGCAATGTCCTGTAGTATCCAATCTTCCAACTCCTGGTACATCTCTATTAACTTGTCCGACTTACCATAAAAATAATCTGGTGTAAGCATCTATCCTTTTCCTGTCTCTCGTTTTACCAGTTCAAGCCATTGTTTTCCGTGTGTTTCCTTCGCCCGCTCGAACCAATGGTCTGTAGTTCCAGAAGTATGTTGTACAAGTGGCATCCCTGTAGGGTACTTCCGTTCTCCCTTATTCGCAAAAGATTGGCCGTCTTCCGTGAGGTACAGCTCCCCCATATACTGGTAATGTGCATATGGAGTATCCCATGCCACTTGTCCACCATATATGCCATCCGGATAATTTGCCGATCCTCGCAAGGCTCCCTGTGCCATTGGTATGTATTCATCACAATCTGCAACTATCTGCATATTCAACAACTTCTGCGCATTCCGTATATTATTGTCTATTCTTTTGGTATCTATGTGGATATCTGCGCATCCAACAGTTTGGTTATACTGCATGTCTATTCCTCGTTGAATAATCCTTTTTCTTGTGATCCGCTTGCTTCTGCAACAGCCGCCTTTGCATCTTCCTCTGAATACCCTTCGAATCTGACCAAATACTGCCACTTTGGAATATATCCGGAGTTGGCGAGTGTGAGGTTTCTCATTCTGTCCTCTTCCTCATTGTATGTAATGTCCCCGAAGTCATACTGTGGCTCATAATCACCAACCGGTGCAAGACCGTACAAATCCGCAAATACAGATTGCGCATAGAACAAATCATCAAGGCAGTCCTGCATTGCATCCCGTACGTCTTTAATGAGCTGAATAGTGCGTCTATCATCTGACTCCACCTGTGTTGCTGTTATCATTCCTGTTTTTTCATCTATAACAAAATAACCGTTTGAGAATCCACACTTTACTCCGGTAAGGGATAGCTGCTGATTGATTCCACTTTTTCTTACATCTGTATTGAGCTGAGGGTTGACTTCGTGGTATGTTTCTTCCGCGTCCATCCCGGACATTGCTCTAAAAAACTTAGGCAGCTTCACTTTTGGTCTTACAGTCACGCCCTTTTCATCCCTGTATGCCGGCTTCTGTACCAACCGATCGTCCACCATTACCAATCGCCTGCTGTCGAAGATTTCTTCTGCATTCCGGCTGTATGCTATATCCAAATCTTTTAACTCCTCGATAGCATCCGCAAATGCTGATAATCCAAGCGGGCTTTTTGGATCCACATCATTTGTAGATGGCATCCGGAACAGTCCAAACAGCATCGAGTCAATCTGGTCTCCGCTCTTCTTTGTTATATGCACATCCGGCTGCAAAGCAGACCACTTTGTCATGGTCAGATCAACAGGTTTTCCAAGTTCCCCGGAATTTTCCGACACAAATGCTCTATTCGAGATGGAATAAAACGTTTTATCTGTATACTTCTCTTCATCTGTCATACGTACCTTTGCATTAAAGAATCTGTGATATTCCAGCTTAGTGTAATGCTCTTTGCCCTCTTGGTAATCATCTTGGAATACAATACCGGTTATATTGTGGTTTCCATCTAGCTCTGTGATCTCAAATCGGTCTGGCGTTACAACGTCCACACCAACACCATTCGGTTTAAGAATGACCGTTCCACATTCACACATGGTGCCAGTCCACTCCCGGATATGATCATGTACAGATTTCTCCCAGAACTGTGTCATATACTCTTTCCTTGTTCCATCAAACGTCACATCTATAGCAAGCGTAGCAAGGCGTGCTATTTCCTCACACACAAACTTTGCAAATTTAATTGTCCTGATACCCTCTTCTGGGTCTACCCAATCCGGCTCTCCTTTATAGATCAGCATCCAATTCTGTATTGCTTTCTGCATATCACCGGATGTAATACCAGTCACATGGAACTGATCCTGCATCTCTGATTGGAACATTCTACTCACTAATCCTTTAATTGCTGCTAATAATCCCATATTTCACCGCCTTATATAAGTCCTCTGTTATATCTGCGCGCTACTGTATAAATAAAATATCTGATAAGATCCATGTGGTGATCGTATTCCTTAATCACTCGATCCTCTCCTACTGCCTTTTCATCCCATGCATATGCGCCAAACTCTTTCTGTGTCTCGGTGCAGCTCTCATGTATCTGGAGCATACCGAGATTCAAATACTTCGTTACCTCTTGGATTCCATTCAACACATCATTATTTCCATCTGTGCAGGTAAACTCTCCATACTTCCGGATTGTTGCTTTCATGGCTGCGGCTGACGGATCAATGACAATGGATGTGATTGGGAAATCCCCCGCCACCTCCTGGATCATCTTGTAATATGCTTCATTATCTATGGTCACTCCGGTTTCTCTACCTGAGTAATGACCTTCCCGGAGCATCCGCACCCTTCCGCTATTCTGCAGTTCCATCAGGCCTACCGCGAATGGGTTCATAGTTCCGTAATCGATGGATAGGTAATAAGACGACTGTGAGCTATACGCATACTCTCCATGAAAGATGTTCCTTTCCTTGTCGAACATACCATAGACCAATCCTTCTGCAATCACCCATAAGCCAAGGATGAAGCGATCATAGAACACGCCGCTATACATTGCCCTATATCTTTCCTTGATCCTCTCCGACAGAGACAAGTTATCATCCATCGTAAAATGAAGATAGATCAGCTTCTTTTCATCAGCCTTATCAATCCAATTCAGCTTGAACCAATGGCTCGGACTGTCCGGGTTACAGTTAAACCAGAACTTGGAACCATCAACAGAACATCGTCCGGTTGCCTGGTTCACAAATGACTCCGGCATCAGTGCCACTTCATCGAAGAACATCCCGGCAAGCGTGATACCCTGAATCAGATCCTGCGACCGTTCATCCTTACCACCAAATATGTAAAAGAAGTTGACTGTATCGCCTTTGCTGATTTCAACCATATTGTCAGATCTATGATCTGTCACCTTATAACCACGACTCCGAAGCATCAGTTTCAACCAGAACAGCACATTTCGTCGGAATGATCCGATTGTCTTTCCTGCCATGCCGAGATTCTGCATATTAAACGTAGTCATTGCCCACAAAACATAGCTTAGTGACATACACAATGTCTTTCCGGATCTGATTGCTCCATCTGCTATGATTCCGTCCTCTCCATTTACCGGGGAATCCTTGCACCACCATGTAAGTACCTGCTTCTGCTTCCTCGAAAATGGCTTAAACGCAAATCCGTTCTGCTTATACTTCTGCTTCATCCGGATGGCATTTTTCATCACATTTTCTTTTAGTTTACGCGCCCGCCGGTCAAAATCTGTCCAATCAATCATCTGACCACGCTTCCTTTGCTGATTCATTCAGCGCATCCAAGAAGTTGTCCTGCTCTGGTGTATCGTCTGCACTCTCTTTAGCTTGCATCTCCAGCTTAAGCAGTTCCAGATCAAGCTTGTGCTTATCAAATTCTTTCCGGTGCTTATCCGTTGGATTCATCTCGAAGAACATCGTAAGCCAATCAATTGCCTTTTGTCTGTCTGCCAGCTTGATAGATACACCATCTTTTCCACGCTTAACCTCTTGGATAATCTGTGTATCTGTGTTCGTTGATTCTTTCAGGTCAACAGTGCTAATCATATATTCAATACCTGTCTCTGGATCCTCAATCTCTTTCTGCCCGAATGACATATAGTTTCCAATATCTGCAAAAGCAATACGCATCTGTAGTTCCACAATATCGTCAGTTCCAGCAACTATCTGCTGACGCTTGATTTCTTTCAGACGTTCTATTTCTCGGTGAACACTATCTCTCACTACCAATAGAGGTCCTTTCGCATTCGCTACTTCATAGCTGCACCCATAGGCATTCAAATAGCTTTGGGTTGCATTAAATGTCCGGCTGTAATATATGCAAAACATCTGCTGTTCCGGTGTGAGTTCATTATTCTGTAATGTTTCTTTTGTACCATCATCTATAGGTGCTACCGCCTTGGGTGCACCCTTGCCTTTTTGTGTGCACACCTTTTTACTTTTGGGTGCACCATCTTCCCGATTCCACCCATACCGTTTCTTCCAGCTCTTAACAGTGTTGATAGTGGTTCCGTACTTCTCTGCTATATCTTTGTACTTCATACCGCCCATGTAGTCCTGTTCTGCTCTCTCATAATTCTCCACTATCTCACCTCTTCTCTGCCAAATGGTACATTTCTAACCTCATACCATAATTATAAAGCAGGTTTTCAGAGGATTTGTACCAATTTAGGGCATGAAAAAAGAGAGGTTGTTTTTCCTCTCTTCTCAAAGTATCTTAATGTTTAATATCATTTTTCAGTTGGTTCAAATATCTTCTTGTGCTCCATACCGCAAATACAGAAGGTATAATAACCACAATTGCAGTGGCTATCCAAAATGAAACCCTTGTTATGTCTCCAGCAAACACCATATATATTTGCAGCAGGCTTCCAAAAACTATGTACAAAATTCCGCATCGCGCATAGTGTCTTTGTGCAAGATTGGCTTCTTGTCCTCCTCCAATTCCTCCAAGTTTACCTGATATTTTAATATCAGCTAATGTCATTTTCAGTACACATAATACCGAAAATATTGTTCCCCACATTATTTCTATAATGGCAATTACTGACAACAACTTTGTATACATTCTTTACTCCTCGCTTTCTTTTACTAATTTATACCCAATTGGGCGAATTGTTCTTGGTTCCCCTTCTCGCAGAGTTATATAGCCTTTTTCCATTAACTTTTTAAGCCTATAATGCACACATGACTTTGATTTTGTGTTTACTCCTTTACAGATTTCTTGAAAAGATGGAGAAATTAAATTTTCTTCCATGTGCTTCACAATATACTCATACATTTCTCTTTCTTTATCCGTAAGCTCGTTGTTTGGCTTTTCTCCCATTTGCTACCTCCTTATATGCCTAATGATAAAACATGTGTTCGATTATGTCAAATGGAAATTTTTACCACACCATCCGCATCTGGCCGCTCTGTTCCTCTTCGATCCGCCCTAACCTTTGCTTAATGATCCGCTGTACGATCCTGCGGCGGCGGTAGAAACAATTTCGAGATATTGGAAGAATGCCGTGGTGTGCTTCCATAAGATCGTAGCTTGTCCCCTTAATAATGGATTCTGCCAGATAGTCCGCAATAAATGCATCTACACTCTGACAAATTTCGTATATTTCTTTTTCGTCCACTAAACATTCCCCCCTTTACATAACTAAGCAACGTTTGCCATCTTCCGGTCTGCCAAGATATCGTCACAGATGTAGTATTTCTCCGTAACCGCTGTGTTTGCATGCCCCAGTCTGTGCGATACATATAAAATATCCTTTGTTCGGAGATATTCCCTAGATGCAAACGTCTTACGATAGACATGCACTGTGGCAACATTCCGGCATCCGGCACGTGCTGCGATCTCTTTTGCGATTTCTTCGATTGTTGCTTTGCATAATGGTTTTCCCGTTTCCACATTCCGGCTATTTAAAAATACATAACCTTCCGCTCTGTCGTTTATATACTGCTCTAAAGCGACCCTGCAATCCGGTGTCATAAAGCAAGTACGCCATTTACTGTTCTTTTCTCCGTAAATCTGAATTTCGCCACGTTCAAAATCCAGATTCTCGATTTTTAAGTTACAGATCTCTCCCACACGAGGACCGGCACTAAGCATCAGTTCCAACAATGCCTTTTCGCGCAAGGTTTTCAGCGTATTTTTACACTTAGATACCTCATAGTCTGAAAGCCGTTTCTTGCGCTTCTGCGGGATTTTGATCTTGTCAATATCCCAGTATATGTCCTTGTCGATATGGTGTTTCCGGTACGCCCACTTGACAAATGCGGATAAACATTTCTGAATATTTCCGGCGTATGACTTCGAGATCTTGTCCCGATACTGCCTTATGGCAATATAATCCATTACGTCCTGTCCGGTCATAACGGCATAATGAAGTCCGGTTTCATTAAAGAATTTCTTTAATGTGTACAGGTACATTTCAATCGTTTTCTCTTTCCTGCCGACTGCGATCAGATCAACATGGTATCGTCCAAGAATCCACTCATTGTCCCTTACATCCGTAGTCGGTAATGTTTCATCCGGCACCAGATGGAAACCTTTCATCCTGTACGCAAGGGCCATCTTTAATCTTTCTGTCCCTTCTGCATCCAAATAGCCGGCCATGTCGTATATTAAGTTATTTGTAAACTCTCCTTTTGTCATAATAACCCTCCAATTCTAGCCTTTACTATGGTGTGCGTGAGTGCTATAATGACAATAGTGATAGAGTCTTAGCACTCATGAGCCGGGCATTGCAGTGTCCGGCTGTTTAAAACAAACATATCTGCTGTTCATCGTAGTAATATTTCTTTCTTACCGGTACATACCCACCGTAAAATATCCGCTTAACACGATCTCTCTGTTTCAGATTTGCCATATAGAAGTTGTCAACCTCTGGAGGTACTGAAAAATAGTATGCTTCTGGATATGGCAAATTCTTTTCCTCGCAGATTTCTGAAATTTTTCTCTGATAATAGAGGATATGGTTTCTCACGAGATTCATATTGCAGCCATCCGGCCAGAACGGATCATTGCACCCGTTCTGGTTTATGTCCTTCCATTGGCCTATTTCTTTCCGGATCTGCTCACTATATGACTTTACTTTTTTCTCCGGCGTTTCTTCTTTCATGACGGTATCTCCATAAAATCAAACAATGTCGGCTCGTCCACTTCATTCTCCGCAGCCTGCAGATACCCAACGCCATCCCGGAAGTAATCCGGATTCAGTTCGCATCCCTTGCCGTTCCGATGCATCTTAACCGCCGTCATTGGTACTGTCATAAGGCCACCGAACGGATCATAGACCGTATCGCCCTCATTGCTGTATCTGTTGATGATTCTCTCCACGATATCCAACTGTAACGGGCATACGTGCATCTGAGCGCGTCTGCGGCTCTGCGTGGTATTAAGGGTACGCATCCGGTTGATATCATCCCATACTTCCAACTGATTCCACGATCCCGGTGCAACAACCATAAATGTTGCCGGGAGCTTTCCGTCCTTATCCAGATCTTCCGCAAGTTTTACATGTTCCTCATAGTTGTATACGTTGCCGCGGCTGTATTCCCTGTACACCTGCTGTAAACTATCAACCGGGAAATCCTTTAGTTCTTCCTTGCTTACCAGCCTGTTTCCGGATGATCTCCAATAACCATGTGCATCAATCTGCCACTGTGCCCGGGTGTAATCCTCTTTCGATTTCTTAACCGGATCATCCGCGTATGCCGTAGATCTGTCTGTAGGCAGCTTTCTGAAAAGCAGGATATATTCCGGACACCCTACGCCCATCTTTGATCCGTCCTTGCACTGCTCTGTCCAGCCAAGGCGGTATGTCTGGTTATTTTCACGAACCACATCCGTTACAACAGTGATCATGCCGAAATATTGAAAACCATGCTTCATGTAATGGCTAATGCACTGCGCGTGGAATGGTTCAATGGTTGGCATTCCAGTACCGGTTGCATTTCCAAATAATACACGGTCCTTGACATGAATTGCAGCCACACGCCCCGGCCTTAACACTCGAAGCAGTTCCGGTGTGAGATAATCCATCTGTTCAAAAAACCGGTCCGTGTTCTGGTTATGCCCGAAATCGTTATAATTGGCACTATATTCATAATGATTGCCGAATGGAATAGAGGTATGTATCAGATCAATGCTGTTCGTTTCCATTGCCCGCGTTTCTTCTACGCAATCCCCATATACCGCTTCATAATGGTTTCCTCTCACTGTTCTCTCTTCTCTGCTACCTTCCACGCCCATCTTCCTTTCTAACCGCTGTGTCTTGTTCTCCAAATTAAGTCCATACTTCTTCACAATCTCGATCATTTTTGCAACCATGTGATTGTGATTCTTCCATTTTTCCAGTAACGCTTCCTTGATCTGCCGCTCATTTTCCATATAGATAATGTCAATCACAACCGGATCCTGCTGTAAGAACCTGTAACACCGGTGCACTGCCTGAATGAAATCATTAAACTCATAATCAATTCCGAGGAATATCTCCCTGTGGCAATATCTTTGAAAGTTACATCCGGATCCTGATAATGATTTCTTTGTGGCAAATAATTTTGTCCGTCCATTCGAGAAATCAATTACTCGCTGTTCCCGCAGGTCATAGTCCATAGATCCGTAGATATCTACCACATCTGGCAACGCTTTCTTGATTGCGTGCCGTTCATTTTCCAGATCATGCCATAAAAGGAAATGATCTTCCGGCGATTCTTCCACAATCCGCTTCATTTCTGTTACACGGCGGTCAATGCTTTTTCTTTTGACTGCCGCAGCTTCTTTCAATCCCTCGGCCGCTTCCTGAAATAATTGCATCTGGCCGTCCCGATCTGCAGTATCACCATAATGCACCGGCAATTCATGCCATCTCACATCTAGCGGCGGCAAGTCATATCCCTCATCGGAATACTCTGGATTGAGATCTGAAGGTTTCGTGATAAAAAGCGCCCAACTGCTTACCCACATCCAAAACTCATCTTCCATGTTTGGGTACAATGTGAGGTTGTTCGCTTTTGTGCTGTCGCGCTGGAAGAATCTCGTCAACGCCTGCCCGGTATCCATCACTTCCAGATATCCGGCATAATGGATCAGCTCTTTGTATTTGTTTGGTGATGGTGTAGCCGTGGCTACCAGCTTATACGGAACGTTCTTGAATTTATCCAAGAATGTCTGATAAGTCTTGCTACCAAAGCTCCTTAAAACACTGGCTTCATCAAGTGATGTCGCCGTAAAGTAGTCTGGCCGGATGTCCCCATCCCGGACACGCTCATAATTTGTTAATACAATCTGGTTTGTTCTTTTCTCCACTTCTTCCATAGTCCGGCAATACTCCGGCTTTTCATATCCAAGCACTTCTACCGCGTCATGCGTGAACTCCTGCTTTACTCCAAGCGGCAACACTATCAACGCACGGCCGCCACTGTGTTCTGCTGCCAAGTGACAAAACTCAATCTCCTGCACGGTTTTTCCGAGTCCAAAACTTTCAAACAGTGCACGTCTGCCGCCTTTCAGTGCCCACACCACAGCATCCCTCTGGTGTGGTTTTAATACCTTGTTGACTTTTTTAGGATCCACAACGAATCCGCTTTCTGTTGCAAGTTCAATCTTTGTTTCCAAAAAATCTTTATATGTCATTTTTCAAAAGGAACCCGATATATCGTTACCCCGGCCGGAGGTTCGGCTCCTTTCTATTGTTGTTTTTCTTCGACTGTGCTAAAATATTGTCGAAAGGTGGTGCTTTTATGGTAATTTTTTGTAAATCTGAATCTATCGAACCTGCGAAATATAGCGACAGAACAATAAAAATAGATACTGTCGCAACCTGCCCTATGTGCAAAACTTCTATCAAGCCAATACAATTACACTCTGTTTTTAAAATCAAAGGTTCTACTATATATGTTGAAAACTTTCATTTTTGCCCAAGCTGTGATCATTCTTTTATTTCTCGCTACGAGGGATCAGTAGACAGCGGTGGCCAACAACTTGATCCTCTTTCATTAAAATCATGCGAACCAAAACAATTTAAAAAACAGACATTCGATCAAAATCTAAATGAATTATCACCTCAATTTGTTAAAATATATAATCAAGCTCTTGCTGCAGAGGTATCTGGTCTTGATGAGATTGCAGGTCTTGGATATCGAAAATGCCTTGAATTTCTTGTTAAGGATTTTGCAATTCATGAACATTCAGATTCTGTAGACAAAATAAAATCCATGCCTTTATCTGCTTGTATTAGAGACTACATAGATGCTCCAAATATTAAAACTCTAGCAACGAGATCTGCCTGGATAGGCAATGACGAAGCTCACTATATCCGCAAACAAGAAGATCGTGATGTAACAGATATGAAATCCTTTATCCAAGCAACTGTTTACTTCATCAGCATGATTCTTATCACAGAAGATGCGGCAACTATGGAGCCAAAATAGATTCTTTTACCGCCTTTGTCTCATGCTCAATCGCAGAAAGACAAAGTTGTGTATCCATTTCAGCAAGGAAATTTCCTTCAAGATCCCAGTACTGAACAACATCACGTACTGGGTCTTTTTCTGTTCCAAGCCCTCTTTTTGCCTTTGTTTCAATTACCTGAATTACTTTTGCACTTTCAGTTCCATCTGGTCTAACCATAATTATCTCCTTCCTTGATTTCCATACGAAAAACTATTATTATAAGTTTGTAATTAGCGCCATATACATTACTACTCACAATGTTTTTATCCTGTTGCTCCGTCATGTGGTCGAACAACCTAAAAGGTAACATGAGTTTTAGATTCATACTTTCAGGAGGTACGATTATGACAATACTTTCAACATTACAAAAAGTTTCAGCGGGTGCGGGTGTGTGTGGGTTGCACGGAACCAATGATTCAGGAGCCTAGGTTGAGTAGTATTTTTTGGACACCGAGGGGTTCGACTCCCCTCAAGCCCACTTATCACATAAAATCTTCTAAGCTCATTTGCCCCTTGCAATTACCACCGATCGTTGTCGGATCCCAGCCAACTCCAATGTAGTCCAGAACCTTCGCCCATCCATAGTCGTTCCCTTCCTTATCCTTGCACATATGGAACATCAGATAATCCCACTCTTTTGGGTTGCTCTCATACACCAGGTCAAACCGATGCGGCCGTTTCTCCATGTGGATTCCAAAACCGCACATACTGCATCCGGTACGCTGTGCCTTTGTTGTGTAAAGCGTTCCATCCGGTTTTTTCTCGATAGTTCCATAAATTTCTGGAATGATACTTTCAGGCATTTCGAAACTTTTTGATAATCTCCCCTCTTTCGAGAGTTTTGCATGATACTTTTCTTTCAAACCAAGTTTCCACATCATATCCATTTCCAAAGCAAGTGTTAAAATATCCTGTCTGTGGAATATCGCAAATGGTGCTGATCTGATCGTGGATGCTCCAAAATAGTTGCAACCATTCATCCTCAGGCTCCTGGCACGTCTGCCACCCTCGGATGCCATCAAACCTAAATACGGTACACTTTTATGTTCCTTGCCCCAATCGTCTCAATTCTTTTCTTTGAGGTAGTAACAGCATTTCGCTGATACCGAGAAATCCGGCTTCTGGAAGTCACACCCTTCGGTTTCGTTCTCATATCCGCCGAACAGTTTTAACCACCGCTGATTGAGCTGCATTTTTGAATCCTTCTGCCAACCACCATATTCCCCGGTCTCTCCCGTTATGATCGCGTGTCTAACGGTCTTATTCTTTTCTGTTGGATTCTGCAGCAATTCGATTTTCCCTGCGATCTCCTTGGATATGACCGGAAAGCCGAATTCCTGTATAACTTTCGGTTTCGTCCATCTTGTCCCATCATCCCGCATGAGCGGCGGCACATTTATAATTCCGATTGCTTTATGTACCCTCTGGATGCTTCGATCTTCCAAAGTTGATGCTGATACTCCCGGAACATCAATCCCGCATACCTCATGGAGAAATATGTATAAAATAATGCTATCCAAACCACCTACAGATACATGGCAGTTCAAACCACGCTTGTCGCACTCTGAACGGAACTCCTGTGCTCTGATCTGTGCGTATTTTCTTTTAAAGCTATAATCCTGCTTTTCTTTCTGCATGAATGAAGCGATTTTTTCATAAGCTCCCAGCCGCTTCATCCTTTCTTTTACTGATTCCATTTGTTTTTGAAGTAAAGAGCTCTTTTACGCTGGCCAGCAAACCTCTTACTCCTTTCGACTTATTTTTTCTTTTTCCTTTTCTGCTTAAACTTGAAAACATCATTTTTCTGACGGCTTACCATGCTGCGGTAGCCGTTCATCTTACTGGCTCTGCTTTTGCTCATCTACTCCACCACCTTTCACGATTGCAATTACATCTTCCGTTTTAATTTCACCGCGTTCCCTGATAGACAATTCTTTAATTTGCTTCACAACCTTGTCCGGGTCGTAGACAGTCGGCTGCATATCAATAAAATCAAGAATTGCTTTCATCTGACTTTTGTTGTAATTCCGTCCATTGAACTGCAAATTGTTTGCGTCAATCAGCCTCATCGTTTTTCATCTCCTTTTTTCAAACAATTAAAAATCTCATGTCCAATCATTGCTACAACTGACAGAATGCAAAAAAGTTTAACTCCAAATTCTGTTAGAATATCTAGCCTAATAGATATAAGCATTAGTAGCAAGAAATTTATGTACGATTGAAACATCATTCTTCACCATTCCTTTCAATTTTCCTGCCGCATACAGGGCAGAATTTAGACAGTTCAATTCGAAACGCATCTATTCCGAAATCATATCCGCAACACTCTGTAACTCCATCAATTATCCGCGTTTTTTCATTGTTTCGTTCCACAGCCGCCCGGCATTCTTCCGGTGTGCCGATCGCACGGTACTGTTTTAACTCTTCCATCCATTTTGCAAGCTGTTCATGTTCCTGTGCGCACTGCAAACAATCCGATTTGATATGAACATTAACACTATCCTTTGGTGATAGTTTGGCTTTTCTCCGCTTCTTTTCTGCAACCTCTCTTGCGTGTGATATAGCTTCATCAATCGTCATGCCTACACCTCCAACAGTTCCGGATTGTCAAATGTGTTCCCGATAACCTCATACGGATAGTTTTCGAACACGAGATCTTCTTGACATAATCCGGGTTTCATTCTTGTTTCGTCCCCCTCTTTCACAATAGGCTCCACGAAGAAGCCTATGTTTTTATAGCCATACACGCCCTCATTCCAATCATGTTCGCCATATTTAACCAGCCCCATGTGTTGCCACTCGCACCAATGTTTTTCCGTGGTTTTCTGCAGCAAAATGTCATTCTCCCAAATCAGCTTGCCGTTCTTGTCCTTAAGTCCGGTGCACTGGCAGATGGTGGATGGGTTTACTCTTACCGTTTGGCTGATGCTTGGTTTCTTAATATCATCAACCTTTTTGATCTGCCAAAATCTGTTTTTTTCATCACCTGCGAATGGAACAAGAAACCCTTCTACCCATTCACCGTTACCAATCCTTTTGCCACGACATAAAAATCTATTTTCCATGTTCGCCCTCACTTTCTGCACATAACCACTTCATAGCACATTCTTCTGTCTTTTCGCATTCTCCACGATGAGCCATAGTATTTTTTATGCATTCTTCCGTAGGCTGACAGATAAAGTCAGAAACCATCGGCAAATACATCGCAAGTTCTTCGTCCGTCATGCTCCGGATCTGGTCTGCATTACTCTTTGGCTTACATGCTACGTTTCTCATACACTCGACCATACCTGCCTCCTAACTAAACGACGCTTCTGGTTCTTTTTCTGGATGAATATAACCACCATCATATTCCTCATCAATAATGATTACGGTTCCGGCTCTGGACAATCTCAAAAGCAAGACATCAAATTCACTCAAATTTCTAAGTGACGAAATTGTCAAATCCCTATAGGTAGAAAGCGTATACGGTTCTTCTTTGCCGCTATCCCATATCCACTTTGACACAGGAATTTCTACATTCAACTTTTCGTCATGCTCGTTTTCAAATGTGATAACTGCTCTCTGTGTGCTACTCCATGATGGCTTATCTTCCAACTCAAACCTCATTTCACATTCTACTGATTCATAAGAAACACCATCATCGTAATCAATGCCTAAGTCGTCTGTGTCGATATCCCTTTCACATTGCTTAATCCATGCTTTGAACAAATCCGTGAGTTTGATTTCTTTCTGCTCCGGCTCCATCATAAGGTTTTTAAAATTCTCCAAAACCTTTTTATTTCCGATACAGAAATCCGAATTAACAATCTCTGTTAAAACAGAATCAAGTTTAGGAAGATATTCCGAAAAATCATAAGTCTCAATATATGGGACCATGATTTCTTTTACCTTTTTCTCGATTGCAGCTTTTGCATCTCCCCAGCGAAAAGCATCTTGTATTGCATTTTCTAACGCATTCGCGAATTTTTCTTTGACTATTTCGCTCACTTCATCCGAAGATAGACTCTCCTGTGCTATTTTCAATAATTCTTCTTTCATTTTCTCTGTCTCCTTTTTCCACACCATATCGGACTATTTGCCACCTTCTGCTCAATCAGACGCATACTATCAATGCATAATCGTCGGTACCCGTCCTGCCTTTCTTTCTGCACCAAAATACATGATTCACACTCATCACAATGAGGAAGGTTGCTTTTAATCCTCGCTCTATAATCCCTTTGCTTTTGCCTGTACAATTCTGGATTTACCGCCCATCTGCGCCGTTTAAGCAACGCTGCAATATCATTTTGTTCCATTTCGCAATCCGGTTCCTCACACTCTGTGCAGTTTGGATATTTGCAATCTTTCATTCTTTGATCCTTTCTCGGGCGGCAATCGCCAAGGTAAACCAACATAACTTGTGATAACTATTGGCAATCTTCGCGTTCCTTTGCGTTAGTAGTTTCTTTTGCTTTCGCTGGTGTTTCAACCGTCCATCAGCTTCCGGATCATGTCCTCCTGATGCAGCTCTGCGATATGATCCCGCACGCTTTCTTCCGGGAATGCGATCTGGTAGGTTCGCTCCTTGATCCGGTTCGTGATGCGGTCATCATACTGCAGCGTTTCCAGAGATTCATTACTTGTGAAAATCGTCACTTTCCGGTTTATATAACGCTCATTGATGATCTGGTACAGCTTGTCATTGATCCAGTCTGCCGGCCGTTCCACTCCGAAATCATCAATGACCAGGATATCTGTGGTGCAGAGTGCATCTAGCAAACGGCTCTCACTGTATTCCGCGTCCCGCCGCCATGTATTCTTGATTTCCTGCAGAATGGTCAGTGATACCGCAAATTTGACTGCGTAGCTTTTCATCAGCTCGTTTGCAATCCCTGCCGCAATCCTTGTTTTCCCACTGCCCTTTGTCCGGGACCAGATAAACAGTCCCATCCCCTGCTCCCTCTGGTTCTCAAAATCCCCGAGGTACGCTTTTATGATCCGGCAGGCATCCGACACTTTCTTCCTGCTGTCCCGCTCCCGGTACACATCCATCCGAAATGTTTTCAGTTCCATTCCCCTGAATGCTTCCGGGATATCCGCAAACCGCAGCCGCCGCAACATGATCGCACGCTCCCGGCACTTACACGGCACGGCTGTTTCAATACCGTCCTTTTCGGTCAGAATCCATTCGCTGCCCTTGCAGACTGGACACACATCAGAACCCTTCGAAACATCCGGAACATCCGCGTTCTTCAAGCAGTTCGTTGAGCGATTTTTCACGCGCTCCAGTATTCCGTTGATCATGTTTTT